CCTGCTTGTACCACAAACTGTCTCTGCCTTCTGTTGCGGCTGTTTTCCAATCGCTTTCTAAGATAGCGGCGTGCATCTTTTTAAATTTGCTCAAACGTGTTCTACCCATGTTAAACATCATGTTAACCAATATCTCCTGGACCTCTCCGGGCAAGTTTCTAAATTCGCCGTCACTGTATAGTTTTTCACACTCTGAGATGGAGGTGTCCAGGTCTTTTTCGAAACATTCCTTGACTCTTTCCTCTGTGATTGACGTTCCTGTTGGTTGCCCTGATTCGGGGTCTGTTTCGAGCACGAGATGGCCGACACCAAATGTGGGGTAGCCAAGGTGGTCGAGATATATTTCATAAACTACTCCCTCGTCTATTTTTAATTGTTCAAATACTTTCTGTCTGTCCATGATTAATCCTCAAGTTTTCTGTTACGGGGTTTTGTGTCGTTTTTGGGCATAACAACTTCGCTCATGTTTGTCCTTTCAGGTTCCATGGTTTCGTCGCTGTTATGTCTGATATTATCATTATTAATAAAGTTCTTAAGTACTCTGTTAGCACTTGTCCATTTCTCGCGAGTCTCGTCTTCCATTCTTACCCAACGGTTGCCAGATTTTTGAAATAATCTGTCAGGAATAAAGTCAGTTCTTAGGAAATAATCACCGTCATTAACACCTGATTGTGGGAAAGTGTCACCACTGCCCACAATAGTGCCACCACTTAGTAAGTCACTGCTACCATCGCCCTCTAGCGTAATGCTTGGAGGTGTGGGTAATGAGGGATCAACATATAAATGGTCTCGTTCTCTGGTATGAGGCATGTTAGGAACATCTATGGCTGCCTGCTCCATAACTCTGTCCTGAGCTCGTAATTCAGTCTGGTATGTGCTGATTAAATTTCTTAAATCCTCAGCTTCCGTACCAGTACCTAAAATATCTCTGTACTCCTGTGAGTCAGTAATTGTACCCAGCTTGACGCGCCATAGATGCGGCCACCATCTGGGATCGTAACCCTCAGCAGGCCGGGTGCCCTCTTTTACTACTAAAAATCTGTTTACAGCATCTTCCTTGCCCAAAAGTAAGTCGTCCCTTAGATGAGGAAGTTCAAGCACATCACCTGGCATTAATTTACGACCCAAGGTACTGACCATGCTTTCAATATGGAAGTTCATAAACAGAGTATCGTTTGCTAAAAATGCACCAAACTGAGTTAGATCAAAGCTGTCGTTATCAGCTAGTGCATAGGCTCCGCGCATTTCATACAGATCTTTGGAATATTTTCTGTCTCTGTTTTCCAGAAAAAGCAAATCTTGAATGAAAACCTCAGAGGTATCTACTGCACTGCTGGGATTTGTGGGATCGCCTTCATAGGGCGTTTCTGTGATACCCATGTATTTGTGTACAACAACACCAGTACCACCCGCAAAGATATTTTCACCTATGATACGATCTATAAAATCATAGTCATGTGTTTTATTTTTGTTCCATAAACTTATTCTAGGCATAGCACTATTTATCCGGTTGACAGACTCTGAGTTCAGTGTTAACATGATAAAATACAAGGAGTAAATATGCCATATATAACACTAAGCTCGGACGCCAAAGGTCAGGACACAGTAGAAATCCATGAAAGACGACCAAGTTGGGTAGTAATTGAAAATGCGAGCATTATGCTTAAGATTGATTTAGAAAAGACCAGTACAGACAACATTTATTCAGATATTCAAGAATTAGCAAAAGCATTGGAGACAAAGTAATGGCTAAGAAAAAGGCTCAGTTTTCAGCAGGTGGTATTAAAACGCCTGACTACAAAATCATCAAGTCAGAAATGAAGCCTGTAAGCATTAACGGTATGAAGCGTGACTACAACCGTCTCTTGATTGAAGCATTGTGGTATACACATCAGGAGGTTCCTGCCAAAACTCTTAAAGCAGAGTTTTTAAAGTTTGCAGCTACTATTGACAAGGACAAGGCAAGAGATCTCAAACGTGTACCTGACTATGCTTTCCAGACCTTTGGCAAGTATGCCTACATTGGCAACAAGGGTGCTGTGCTTAGTAAAGAGCACACTGAAGCACTTGAAAAAGGCATTGACTATCTGCTTGAGATGCATCCCGAAGTGGAAGTTAAGGAAGAAGTAGAAGAAAAGCCCAAGAAGAATGTAGTAAGCATCCAGGAGCGTATGCGTCAGCAGGTATCAGAACTGTGTGGACAATGGGACGGCTATCTTGATGACTGGCGTGATGGCGAATATGACCTCAAGAAGTTTGATCCCTATAAAGAAATGATCTCATATCAGCCGGCTATTAAACCTGCACATGCTAAAATTATTCAGCAGATGTATGAAGCTGAATATGCTGAAGCGCAGCTTTTAGTAGCTTGGGAGGACGAAGAGATCAAGGAAGCATACTCACAGTTCACAGGCCGTGCACAGGATCGTAAAAACTTTTTAAAGTTTTACGAACTTATCATGACTGCTACCAGCACACTTATTAACACTGGTAAAGCTAATCGCAAACCCAGAACAAGGAAAGCCCCTAGTAAAGAGAAGTTGGTTGCCAAGGTCAAGTACAAAGAGTCAGAACCTACCATTGGACTGGCTAGTATCAATCCAGTGAGTATCCTGGAAGCAAATGAAATTTGGATATATAATACCAAGAATCGCAAGCTTATGCATTATGTTGCTGAACCCATGGTGGGTGGTTTGGGTGTCAAAGGTACTAGTATTGTGGGTTTTGATCATAAGAAAAGTACTCAGAAAACTATACGTAAACCTGAGGTGCTTAAAGGTTCAGATAAATTAGCTAGAACCAAGTTTGAAAAACTCTATAACGAGCTAACTACTACAGATACTGCTTGCAACGGCAGAATCAACGAACACTGTATTATAATCAAGGCGTTTTCCTGATAAATACATTTATCAGGAGATAACATGCCACAAGATGCCATAGGATTCCGCAACAGAGAAGAACTTATCAACTATACTCGCCTAAGATTGGGCGAAGGTATGGTTGATGTGGAGCTTGATCGCGAACATTACGATATGGCCATAGACAATGCACTTAGCATGTATCGCAGATTGAGTTCAGGTGCGGTGCAGAAAAGCTATATTTTTCTGGAAGCTCAAACAGAAACTAACAAGTATACCCTGCCTGATGAGGTTATGGTTGTAACAAGGCTTTGGCGTAAACAAGCAGGACTTAGTGGTGGATTAATCGATAATGGAGGTATTATTTTTGACCCTGTTTATGGAGTTTACCCCCCTGGAAGTTCGGGCGCCGGCGGCGGCGTTCTTAGTATGGTAAATGCTATTGCCATGTATCAGGAAACAGCTCAATTTGTGCTAGCTGCAGAGTTTGATTGGTTATGGGATAGAGTTAGCAAACAACTTACTATACTAAGAAGAATTACATCTGACGAAGAAGTTTTAGTAGCTGTGGAAAACTTTATTCCTGAATCAACATTGTTTAGAGACGTTTATAGCTCAGATTGGTTAGCAAATTGGACATTAGCAGCAGCCAAGGTAACACTAGGAACAGCTAGGGCAAAGTATACAACTGGTCTTCCTGGTCCAGGTGGTGCTATTCAGCTCGATGGTGAAGCTTTAAAACAAGAGGGTTACGACGAAATGGAGAAGCTCAAACAAGGCATTTTCCTGTTTGAAGAAGGAAGTAGACCTTTAGATTTTATTATCGGATAATCACATACTCATAGTACATAAAATTTTACATAATATTAAAATTTAAGGCAAAAAATGATCATAGGAATAGTAGGACACATTGGATCTGGAAAAGATACAGTGGGCAATTTTATAGCAAACTCTGTGGGCATACGAGGCCGCCGAGACAGCTTTGCCGCTCCCTTAAAGGATATGTGTTCCAGTGTTTTTGGGTGGCCTAGAGAGCTATTAGAGGGCGATACCTTAGAAAGCAGGGAATTCAGAGAAACTCCTGATATTTTCTGGACTAGAAAAACGGGCATAGACAGTTTTACGCCCAGATTAGCATTGCAACTCATGGGGACTGACGTACTCAGAGATCATTTTCACAATGATATCTGGATTAATAGTTTGGAATACAGACTAAGAAAAGTTCCTGATTCTGAAACTGTGGTAATTACTGATGCTAGATTTACCAATGAGCTCGATATAATTAAACATTTATGTGGTACAATTATATGGGTACAGCGGGGGGAATTACCAGACTGGTATGAAACTGCTGTGGAAGCAAATGGCGGAAATGTTGTGAGCAAACGTATAATGACCACTAGATATCGAGATATACATCAATCTGAATGGAACTGGGCAGGATATCCAGTTGATCATATTATAAGAAACACTGGTACCCTAGACGATTTAAAAATAAAAACTTCTCAAATACTATTTCAGATTCAGAATCGTAAGAAACAAGCCTGACCTATTTATCTTTTGTTGC